TGGTAGCTGCTCATGTCGGGTTTACCTCGGTTGTGTTGGTTTGTTATCGGTATGTCAATGCTCGAGCGATTAAAGCCTAATGCGGTAATGCTCACCCACGGGGTTGCCTCAACCCGTACCCTTGCATTACTTGGCTGGTTATGTTTACAGCCCGCCCCAACACGTCACCCAATTAGGGGCGTGTCAGTCTACCCACGTCACCGTGTTTTATACCTGTCACCTTGCGAGGGGTGTAGGCCTTGGTGCTTGCCAATTGTCTAACTAGATGGGTGGGTAAAGGTTCCGAATAGTAGCTGTTGTATCTCTTGCATTTGTGCAGGACGCCATACAAACGCCATTTGCCCACAAGCGCGTAACGCTGTTAACCATTGCTCTTGGCTTGCTGTTGTCTTGCCTCGTTGCGTCTTAAGCTCTGCAAACACAACCATTGGCTTTAATCCTGTAACCATGTTGCCCGGGTGCACTAGCACCAAGTCTGGAAAGCCGCTGTCGCCTTGTGTTGCTGTAGCCCAACTACCGTTAGCACGTTGGCTTGGTAAATCATGGTGCACTAGCCAACCTAAGTCTCGAGCAAGCGTAACAATGCTGTTTTTAAACTCGCGCTCGCTCAATAGGTTAGGCGTGAGTTTCATTGCGGTTTAAACGCGCGGCGCAATGCTTCGTGCGCCAAATTAAGCTCGTCTTGTAAGCGGTCTGCCTCGGCTTGCAACTCAACAATGCGGTTGTTTAACTCCATAACTAACGCTTGCTCGGCAGTTAACTTGCGGGCTATTTCCATGCTGTGTTGGCGTACGTCGCGTAAGTCTTGTGCGTAGCTGTAGTTGGACTTGTACCGGGTCATTTCATTATTCCAATTACTTTGGTTGCGTCGCTTGCTGTAAGCGTTTCTAGTATCACGTCATTACGGCCGAGTATTTCGTGCAGCTTTTCTAGTAGCTCACCCTCGTCGTATTCGCGGCCCTTGGCTAATGCTTTTATGAAGTTAATTTGCTTGGCGCTGGCAAAGTTGCCGCTTGGTGCGGCGTCGTTTAGGACGGCTTTAGAGCCTGCTACCGCTCGAGTGTGCTCGGGCCTTGTCATTGGTTGGCTGTCGTCGTCTTGGCGGGCTAGCACCTCGTTTTTGCTGGCAATGCTTTTGTTGACGCCAAATCCCATATAGCCAAGTGCACGGCCTAGCGCGCTGGTCATGCCCACCATGAATTCGCTGTTTTTGGTGTATGGCGTTTTGCCCGGGTATGGCTCGGCAGCTGTCGCGATTGCTGGTAGCGCGTCGTCCATGTCGCGGTACACGGTGACGGTGCAGCGGTAAAAGGTTGAGCCGTCGGGCATTGTGACTACTTGCGCGTCGGTTTCTTGTATGCGTAGGTTGGGGTATTTCTTTAGTGCTTCCGTTAAACGGGTTGGCACGTCTACGTAGTTGTCAATGTTAAACGCCATGTCGGGTTGTCCTTTTCTAGTCGGGTCAGTATTTATAGCACACGGGTATTACGCGGTTGGTAAGTCTGCCATTGTCCATAGTTTGTAGCTTTTAACCCAATAACTACCGCCGCTGTTGTCGTCATGCTCGACGTGCTGCCAAGCCAACTCGGCTATTTGCCAGCCGTACAGCCAGCCAACAAGGTTGTAGGTATCGGGTAGTAAGAGCTGCACAAGTACAAAAGGGCTGTTGGGGTAGCGGTCTATTTCTACGCCCGGCACAATCAGGCTTACGACGTCGTTAGTGCAATCCGTAGTTTTAACTTGGTAAATGTCTACGTCGCCATTTAGGGCGTTGTGTTCGGCGCTGCCTAAAAGTGTTACGCCGGGGTGCTCAAGTAGGTAATGGTCTGCAAACACAATCTCACCTAACGCGCCTATTGCTTCGCGGCCTGCCCTAAATTGTTTGCGCTCGCTGTTAAACGTGCTGGCACACTCTTTGCGTTGTGCTGCAATAAACTTGGCGTAATCCTTTTGGGCTTGGCTAATTGTGCCCGTGTCGGTCACGCGTCGCCGCCTAACGCCTCTATTGCTAACTCAATAACAAACGCGCGCGGGTCTTCAATACGCACCATGTCGGTATGTAAGGCCCGCAATTCGCCTTTTAGG